ACCTGTTCTTCCAATTCCGGCTGCTTTTTGTCTGTGTACAATTCAATGTCCAGCTGTTTGCAACTGAAATATGCCAAATTATCCGCTGAAAATGTATTCTCTCCGGGAGATAAGAACAGCAGAAAAGGCGGTGCAGGACTCTCTCCCTCGGCAAAATGATGGTAGGCGAAAGGCAGTCCCATTTCCTCCATCATTTCTGCGATTTGTTCGTAAGTCATGACAATGCCTCCTCGATCAAATGCTCCAGCAACTGTACACCGTTTTCTTCCGCAGGAGCAATATGCGGTTTGCCGGATACCCGACCGCCGCCACGTTTGGCATGACCTTTCTCCAATAAATGTGCCAGTTGGTAGCGATTCTTGCTGTGGACAGTCATCTCCAAAGAGTGACTGTTTTCGCCAGTCTTTTTCGTTGCCCAGCTTTTTGCATATTTTCCGGTGTCCTTCGGGGCATTGGCGGAAATCTCGTTTTTCACTTGCGTGGCGGACTTCCGGACAGCCTTTTTCATGGCGGTATCCGCAAGGTCTGCATATTCCTGCAAGCCCTGCATAATTTCCTCTGCAAGATTGTCAATACTGGTCATTTTGTCCTGCCTTTCTGGCTTCTGCAGTAAGTTTCAGATAGTCCTTGTGCAGATAATCCGGTGTAACACTGGTAATGTTGTATGTAACATCCCGAAACAAGATTCGGTTGCCTGTTACAGACGGCATCCAGTGCTGACTTTGCCGAATGAGGAATTCCAGCGTTTGTGTTTCTTTGGTCACACCAGCGTCCGTATGCTCTGCAGAAGATTTCAAAGTGACCTTTGCCCAGCAGGAAAAGACCTCATCCCACACAGCAGTGTGATTGCCGATTTCATCGGTAGCAACACGATTCTCCAGAAAGGTGATTCGCTGATTGAGTGTTCCAATTTCCATCAAATCACGCCTTCTCTCTGTGCAAACAGCATGGCACGAAGCGTTAACGTCAGCTTGGAAAAGTCTGCAGTATTGCGGTTTTCATAGAGATAAGAAACCGTGTAGAGCATTGCTGTCTGTATCACATCTTCGTTTTCTGAAAAGCGTTCCTCATCCATTCTTCCTACATCCATTACCAGCTGTTTTGCAGTTGAAATAAGGGAGAGCAACAATGTATCATCGTCCTCAAAATCAATCCGCAGATACTGCTTGACTTCCTGTAAAGTTACCACCCACTCCAACCCCTTTCTCTGATCACGCTTTCTTGATGGTGAGTGTCTTGATTGCTTCCGGAAGAATCAACTTGCCGTCCAGTCGCTGACTTGCAAGGAAACCAACCTGTCCGGTCATGGCAAAGAGTTCATTCAGTCTCTTGAAAGAGCGTCCCTGTCTGTCAGCCACCCAATAATAACTAAAGTCGCCGAATGCCATGCACTTGTTGCCTGCCTTGATTTCCGGCACATAGCTGGATGTCTTGTAAGGGCGATTGAGAATGGTATCCGGAATGCCAGCCTGCACAGACGGACTCCAGATATAGTTTCCTGTGTTGTCCTTTAACTTGCGAAGTGCCTTCACTGTGGAATCATTGAGCACCCACACTGCCTTTTTACGATACGGACTTCTCAGAGAATAGAAGAGTTCCATGACATCATCAAATGTAATGCTTGTACCTGTGGTGGAAGTGCCGTCTTCTGCACCGCCTGTTGCGTTGAAAATGCCGGTCGGTTTTCCCTTGCCGTCACCAACGAAGAACGCCTCTTCTTCCTTTGCACCAATACGGCGTGCAAACTCTTTTGCGATGTAGGACGGCAGGTCAAATACGCTGTCATTGAGAAGTTCTTCGGAAATTTTGATTGCTGTTCCCAGCTTATATGCGGAAAGCGATGCCTGTCCGAACGTATCATCAGAAAGAGAATACTGCTGTTCCTCGTCCATCCAGACAGCCTCGCCCTTGGAAGTCACAATCGGAATCTTGCGGTCGCCGTTGGAAGTTTTGATGACTGTTGCCATCTGGCGGAAAATGCTCTCTTCCTCCAACGCCTCCACCAATTTTCGTTCAAACTCATCTGGCACAAGATAACCGCCCTCTGCATCTGTACCAATTTGCAAATCATCGTGGACATCGATCCAGTTGCGATTTCTGATACTGTTCCAGAATGCTTTCTTGTAAGTGTCGCTCGCTGTACCTATCTTTTCCGTTACGTCTGGTGTGGCAGGCTTGCCGAGAACAGGAGTGGAAGTTGCCTTATTCATTTCTGCCTCAATTTCAGCCTGTCTTTCCAGACGCTGAATTTCCTTGCCAAGATCGACAATGGTCTGTTCCATTGCATCATAGGTCTTGGAATCTTCCTCACTGAGAACGCCGTTTGCATTTCTCTTGCTGTCAAGGAAGTCACGTGCTGTATCCCAAGCCTTCTTTCTCTTTTCTCTCAGTTCTTTAATCGTCATAATCAATTCCTCCAATCAATATTTTAAAAGAGCCAGTCTTTTTTCAAGCTGGTCAATGGTTGTGCCTTTGACAGGTTCTGCTGATGCAGATACTTTGGATAAGAATGCAGATAGATTCCTTGACTTTGAATAGGTCATTGCGGTCAAGGAATCTTCCTTATCTTCATCTTCCTTTTTCCTATCAGGATTTTCTTCTTCCTCTTCGGGAGGGAAAGGTTTCTTCTTTTCAGCAAAAAGAATCCCGTCCACAAATCCCATTTCATGAGCCTTTTTTGCATTGAGCCATGTTTCATCGGACATCAGTTTTGCAATCTTGTTTCTGCTGAGGTGAGATTTGGTTTCGTAGGCGTTGATAATGCTTTCTTTTACCTCATCAAGCAAGATGATGGCTTTTTCCATATCAGATTTATTTCCCGTAGCACAAGTGCTGGGGTCGTGGATCATCATTAGGGCAGTTGGTGCAATTAAAGTTTCATCGCCTGCCATTGCTACAACCGAAGCCGCTGATGCAGCAATGCCGTCAATTTTCACGGTAACCTTGCCTTTGTGATTTTTCAGCATGGAATAAATCTGACTTGCAGCGAACACATCGCCGCCCGGCGAGTTCAGCCAGACTGTCAGATTTCCGCTGACTTTTGCGAGTTCATCACGAAACAAAGCAGGTGTCACTTCATCGCCCCACCAAGTATCTTCTGAAATGGGACCGTTAAAGAGTAACTCAGTTTCCGATGTATCTTCGTTTTGGATAAAGTTCCAAAATTTCTTCATTCGGTTTTCTCCTCCTTTTTTGGATTTGCAAATGCTCCTGCATCAGCAAGTTTGGTGAAGCTGCCATTTACGAGGTACAGATTTCCGCCCTCTTCCTCAGAAAGCATATTCATATCTTCAAGTTCTCGGATGTCATTTGCCGACATCCAGCCGTTTTGTCTTGCGGTAGCATAGCCTTGCATACGGGAAGCGTAATCGCCACGCAGAAGTCCATCCACATTGAACTTCACGAAATACTGCCCTTTTTCAGAATCAGAAAGAAGTGCTTTCTGTAAGGACTGCTCCCATCGGACAATCCAAGGATCAAGGCTGTATTTTACGAAATCCAATGACAGATGTTCAACATTTGAAAATGTTGCGTGGTCAAGGTCACCGATCATATGGAGCGGTACACGGTACATTCTTGCAATCTCTTCAATCTGAAACTTTCTGGTTTCCAGAAATTGAGCTTCATTATTCGGAATTGCAATGGGTGTAAACTTCATGCCCTCTTCGAGAACTGCGACCTTGTGGGCGTTTCTTCCGCCATAGGCTCTTTGCCAGGCATCACGCACACGTTCCGGATTTTTGATCACTCCGGGGTGTTCCAAAACACCTGACGGACTTGCACCGTTTCCGAAAAACGATGCACCATATTCCTCACAGGCAATAGAAATGCCGATTGCATTTTTCGCAAGTGCAATCGGCGAATATCCAACCAGTCCATCGTATCCAAGTCCGGGAATATGCAGCACATCTTCTGCCTGCAGGACAATATCGCCCTGCTGTTTCAGGTTTGGATTGGCTTCATCGTAGCGGCTGTAGATGTAGACCAGACGGTTTTGCTGGTCACGGTCTACTCTGACCTTATCCGGCATCAGCGGATACAGCCCCAATACATCTCCACGACCGTTTCGGATAATCTGTGCGTAAGCATTGCCGTAGATTAGCAGATGGGACATCAGGGTTTCTCGGAATACGAAAGATGTCATTTCTGGATTTGGCTGATCGTGGAGTAAAAAATAGAGCGGATGCCGTGGCACTCGCTCTTTTCCATTCTCGTTGTATTTGTATAAGTGCAGTGGCAGTTGTGCGATTGCCTCCGACAAAACCCTCACGCAGGCATAAACTGCAATATGCTGCAAGGCTGTTCTGTCGGTGACTCTTTTTCCCGCATTGCTTCTGCCGAAAAAATATGTGTATGACGGACTGTCATAGCTGTTTTGAGGCTTATCTCTGGACTTAAAGAATCCGCTGAAAATACCCATGAGAATCAACTCCTTTTCTTGACTTTTCGTATATGGGTGTGGTATAATATATGAAACTAAATGTAGGGCATCTGCCTTACAAATCGAAATTTATTCAAGGAGGATATGGATGAAACTGTTTTTATGTTCGCACTTTTCAAGTGTAGGAAGTTTGATAAAAGAAGAAATTGATAACAAGAAAGTCGCATTTATTCCCACAGCTTCGCTGCGTGAAGGCTATACCGGTTATGTTGGCTCGGCTCGAAAGCTATTCAATAAACTGGGAGCGGCCGTAACGGAAATTGATATTTCAACAGAGGCTTATTTAACGGTACAGTCCGTTTTTGAAGATGCGGATGTGATATATTTTACTGGGGGAAATTCTTTCTTCCTTATGGATCAGCTCCGTAAAACGGGAACGGATGAGCTATTGAAGAAGGAATTGGAAAAGGGAAAACTGATGATTGGTGAATCGGCGGGTGCGATTATATGCGCTCCAACTATCCAATATATTGAACAAATGGATGAAAAGCCGGAGGACTACTCACAAGAAGATGATGCAGGGCTTGATTTGATTGATTTCTATGTTCTTCCGCATTATCTTACAGCACCATTTAAGAAAGTTACCGAGAAAATAATGACTGAGTTTTCGGATTTGAATCTATGCCCAATTAACAACCGTCAGGGAATTGTAATTGATGGTGAAGGTTCAAAGGTTATTTGCAAAGACTAATTTGAAAATTCCAGTTTGCAAAGATAATCAAACCTATAACACCAGCATCTCTCTCGTATCATAAACCGACTCATCAGACACACATCCACAGCGAATTGCACGGTCAAGAGCCATAATCATGGCAACTGCACCATCAATCTTCTCTGTGGATTTTTCTTTATCCGGCTTAATGTTTCCGGCAGGATCACGGCGAATGAAAATATTATCCATCATCCAACGAAGAACAGGGTGTCCGTTGTGGGCAAGCGTCTGTTCCAAGGTCAGTTTCATCAGTTCCTTGGTCGGCGGTGACATATCTTTGTAACCCTGCCCGAACTGCACCATCGTAAAACCAAGCCCCTCCAGATTTTGCGACATCTGCACTGCACCCCAACGGTCAAATGCAATCTCTTTGATATGAAATTTCTGTCCCAGTTCATCGATGAAGTTCTCAATAAAACCGTAGTGAACCACATTGCCCTCAGTGGTTTTCAAATAGCCTTGCCGTTCCCATACATCATATGGAACATGGTCACGTCTTACTCTGAGGGGCAGCGTTTCTTCCGGCAGCCAGAAGTAGGGAAGAACATAATAATGCTCGTCATCTTCTGTTGGAGGAAAGACAAGCACGAAAGCTGTAATATCCGTAGTAGAAGATAGGTCAAGTCCACCATAACAAACACGCCCCGCAAGCATCTCTTCATCAAAAGCCACCTTGCATTTGTCCCACTTCTCCATCGGCATCCAACGCACCGCCTGTTTTACCCACTGATTCAAACGCAGTTGTCGAAAAGCATTTTCTTCACCGGGAGTTTCCTTTGCAGAATTACACGCAGCCACCACCTTATCCATGCCGATTGTCTTGTCGAGGGATGGATTTGCTTTTTTCCAAACCTTCGGATCCGTCCAGTCTTCCGATTCATCTGCACCGTAAATGACAGGATAGAAAGTCGGATCGTGCTTTCTGCCTTCCAGAATGTCTTTCGCCTTTTGGTGTACCTCATAGCAGATGCTGTTGGTGTCCGTTCCGGCAGTGGTAATCAGAAAATACAAAGGCTGCATTCTCGCATCGCCGGAGCCTTTGGTCATAACATCAAACAGCTTTCGGTTCGGCTGCGTATGCAGTTCATCAAACACAACCCCGTGAATGTTGAAACCGTGCTTGGAATAGGCTTCTGCCGAAAGCACCTGATAAAAGCTGTTTGTTGGTGTGTATACAATTCTTTTTTGTGCAGTAAGTATCCGGACTCTTTTCATCAAAGCCGGACACATACGAACCATATCTGCGGCAACGTCAAAAACAATCGAGGCTTGCTGTCGGTCTGCGGCACAACCATAGACCTCCGCTCGTTGTTCTCCGTCACCACAAGTTAATAGCAGAGCGACGGCAGCTGCAAGCTCACTCTTGCCATTTTTTTCGGAATTTCAATATATGCTGTATTAAACTGACGATAGCCGTTCGGTTTCAGAATCCCGAACAGATCACGGATAATTTGTTCCTGCCAGTCCAGCAGTTCAAATTTTTTTCCTGCCCATGTGCCTTTGGTGTGGCTCAGACACTCAATAAAAGAAACAGCATAGTCTGCCGCCTTTTTGTTATACTTGGAATCCACCGCCATAAAACGGGTCGGTTTAAATCTTGCCATTGCATCACCTCCCTCAACAAAAAAGACCTGCCAAAAAGCAAGTCTGTATCATTTATTTTTATGCCCCGGTGGGCTTTTTTTAATCGAGATTCCATTCCGTAGAGTAGACGGACGACATTACTGCCGCCGCCCCTCGACAGAACCATACGTGCCCTATTAAGGCATACGGCTCTTCAAACAATCTTTACAGACCAATTCCAGATGTTCTTAGTTATCTTAGGCTTTGGAATGTGATAATCCCAAATCTTGTTAAACTTTTCCCATCGCATATGCGCTCGTTCACTTCTGCGATTCAGCATCTTGTGCGTGACATATTTTAAATATTCATAGAACTTTCGCATCTGCATATAATTTCCATTCACGCCATAGTAATTGTAATGCCCTAACAGACTTACTCTGATTAACTTCATTGTTTCAGTCACATTCTTGTTGAGACGTGTTTTCAACCACTCTTTTGCTTTTTGCCGTTTCGCTTTCAATTTCTTCTTGCTGGTACGGATTCCGACACGATATTTTCCTTTCGCTGTATGCGTGTTAAAGAATGTAAATCCCAAAAAGTCAAACTCCTCTTTGTTTTCTGCAAATCTTCCGAATTTGAAAATTCTCGTCTTTTCCTCCGCAAGTTCCAGTGAAAACTTTGCAAGTCTTGGCTTTAATGCCGTCATAACTTTTTGTGCATCGTCCCAGTACTGGAACATAATGATAAAATCATCTGCATATCTGACATAATAAATTTGTCCTCTAATGTGCTTCTTTACTGCGGTTACCCACAAGTCAAGCACATAATGCAGATACACATTCGCCAGAATCGGGGATATTTGCCCACCCTGTGGTGTCCCCTTATCACTTTCATGATATTCTGTTCCTTCCATGATTCCCGCAATCAGAAACCGCTTTACATAACGCAGAAAATTTTTGTCATCAATATCATTTGCGAGAAACTTCATCATCCAGTCATGATTTACATTATCAAAGAATCCTCTGATGTCTGCTTCCAGCACATAATTAACCTTTCGGCACATTATCACTTGATTGATATATGCTACTGTGTCATGAGCACTGCGATTCGGGCGGAATCCCATGGAACAGTCAAGAAATCTTGGCTCGTATACCTGATTCAGTATATCTGCCATTGCTCCCTGTACAAGTCTGTCCTCATAAGCTGGTATTCCCAAAGGTCTCATTTTCCCATTGCCTTTGTCGATATAGGCTCTGCGTACTGGTAATGGTCGGTATTGTAACTTCTTCATTTCTTGTACCAGGTTACCAATATTTTCATTAACATGGGTTTCATACCTCTGTTTGTCCACCTTATCGATACCGGGGGCTTTATGCATTTTTTGATGTCTATGCTGTGCCATAAGATTTTGTTCATTGACATTGTGCATCAGATTCTGCACTTTTGCGTATCGTCTGGATTGGCTGCTTATTCTCATTGAGTTCGTTTCCATCTGATTTGACCTCCTGTGTCACACATGTTTCTTCTTTGAGAACGATTATTTGCTGTCCCCTTCACTCCATCTGCTTTCACAGACTTCGCAGCTACTATGAGACAGTCCGACTTCTGACAGACCATCGGAATTTCTCCGCACTTTATGTACTTCAATTTTCCTACCTCTGTTGAGGAATCCGTCAGACCTCCCAGGTATGCATAAGATACCTTGTATACTCGCCACGCCCTCGGACCCCGGTGGAATCAGCAGTTTCTCGCCTAACGAATCTGCTGATGCTGTCTGCTGCAACAATGACTGCATCGACTTCCGCTAACAACATAAATTACGGAGCTCTATAGCTTCACGCTTTCGCATTGCGGCTCTCATACTCCATTGCCTACGCTTAAATCTAACCTCACGGCTTCGACTTCAAGGCTGTGTACTGACTGCTTGCTATGCTTTATCAGGTCAAGATTTTCACTCGACTATATCTTATGCACCGAACTGGCGCACCATTGTAACCATGTTACCATACAAATTCAAGGATCGCAAGCGGCTAAATGAACAGAAAAAGCATCGAAATTTCTACGATTTCTTGTGTATCATACACGAACAAAAATCAGGTGTACGACCACCAGAGCCTTTCGGCTCTGGCTTGTGGGATTCGGTTTTGGAAGAATCAGTTGTACTGTTTCAGCAGAATCGCCAGTGCAGTTTTGGTTTCCGCATCCTCCGGCGGAATATCCATGCCCCGGTCGAAATTGAACACCGTTGTGCCATTCCGCTGCAGGGAGATTTTCGAGGCTCTGCCTTCCTCATATCCAAAAATGGAAGGCTCCTCATAGTGTTTCACCCAGTAGTGAAAAGTGCTCGTTCCTACCTGAATTGTTTCTTCTGTCCACATTGTTTTTTCCTCCAGTTTTCGTTGTCTTTGCCTCTTGGCATGATGTATATTACCATACTTCCGGAAGGATTGCAAGCGGCTAAACATACAGAAAAAGCGATGGAATGTCGGCACTTTCTTGTGTATCATACACCAACGAAACAAGAGCCTTTGTGCCGCCCTGTGTGGGGCGTTTGTGGGAAAGGGAAAACCACTCGGAGGAAACAAAACTACGCCGGACAGGGCAACACAGCGGCTGTACGAGCCGCAGCCCCTTTCGGGGCTTTGGTCTTGGGTTGTGGGCTTTGGGTTACCGGCCGGTCTGGCACACCTAACAGGTGCCCGTCCCCTCTGTCCCTTCGGGACATCTCCCCACCCCGTGGGGAGTCACCCATTCAAATTCGCAGGCGTTTTCGTACTCCTCATCGAAAAGGGCATCGTCATCGATTTCCTTTTCCGTAAAGTCAATGCTGTCAATTTCCTCGCAAACCGTATGGAGGCTTTCGGCATCTGCCTTTGCAAGGCTTTCTGCGTTTTCCTCAACCCATGCGGTGAATTCCTCGTTGTCCATTCTGTGCTCGTTTTCAATCTCCAGTTCGTATTCGTAGTCCGCATCAAACCAAGTGATGACCGCCTTTGTGATTTCGGTTCTTTCGTTCCAGTCCGTTCTGTTTGCCATTGCTCTTGCCTTTGCGATTCCGTATGCTACCATTGTGTTTT